GCAGTCCCAGCAGAACCCGACGGGTGAGGAAAACGCGATTATTCCACGCGAATGGTGGAATAAATGGGAAAAAAAGACGGTGCCCAACTTACAATATGTGATTCAGAGTTATGATACGGCGTTTACCAAGCGGGAAACGTCGGATTTTTCGGCTATTACGACGTGGGGCGTGTTTTATCCTAACGAATCGGGGCAGCCGGGACTCATACTTTTGGACAGCAAAAAGGGTCGATGGGACTTTCCAGAGCTAAAAGAGGTGGCCTTGGAGAATTATAAGTTCTGGGACCCCGACACCGTCATTGTGGAGGCGAAGGCGAGTGGTTTGCCCTTGACCCACGAGCTACGGAACATGGGTATACCGGTTGTAAACTTCACACCGAGTAAAGGTAACGACAAAGTGTCGAGGGTACATAGTGTTTCGCCGTTATTTGAGGCTGGAATGGTCTGGGTCCCCGACGAGATATTTGCCGATGAGTTAATTGAAGAGGTTGCGGCCTTTCCAAATGGCGAATACGACGACTTGGTGGACAGTATGACACAGGCCTTAATGCGTTATCGTCAAGGAAATTTTGTTCAATTACCGACGGATAGTTGGGAAAATGATGAAACTTCTGCTAGAGTAAGGGTATATTACTAATCTAGTATAATTGCGCAAATACTATCTAAGGGATTGTTTATGGCAGAGGCTAACAAAGGGTTTGGAACCTTCATGGAAAATGCGGTTCCTTCGCAACTTGACGAAGCGGATTTGGATGCCGAACTAGAGCTAGAGCTCCCCGGCTCACGGAACACGGTCCAAGCGATGATTGAAGCGGAAGACGTTGGACAAATTGAGATTGAACAAGACGACGACGGGGGCGTTACAATTGATTTTGAGCCGATGGATGAGCGTGAAGGCGGCGGGGATTTTTACGATAATCTTGCTGAGGATATTCCAACTAGAGAGTTACAGCGCATTGCCGGTGAGTTACTGGGAGAATTTGATGCGAACAAGGCTGGTCGTCAGGAATGGGAAGAGGCCTACGCGGACGGACTAGAACTGCTTGGTTTTTCTTACGAAGAAAGAACGCAACCGTTCCAAGGCGCGTCGTCCGTGACGCATCCTTTGTTGGCCGAAGCCGCGACACAATTCCAGGCGCAAGCGTTTAATGAGTTATTACCTGCGGGTGGTCCTGTTCGTACTGTTGTAATGGGCAAAGAGACGCGGGAGAAGGTTAGTCAGGCGAAGCGTGTAAAAAACTTTATGAATTACTACATCACGGATGTGATGGAAGATTACACGCCGGACATGGATCAGATGTTGTTCTATTTGCCACTGGCGGGTTCTACATTCAAGAAGACTTATTTTGATGAGACGATGGGCCGTGCGGTATCTAAGTTTGTACCGGCGGAGAATTTAGTTGTTCCTTATGAGACGGCGGACTTGGATACGTGTCCTAATATTACGCAAGTTTTCAGGATGAGTCTTAATGACTTAAGAAAAAAACAGATTGCAGGTTTTTACAGGGATATTGATGTTATTCCGGCGCAGTCAGAAATTAGCGGCGTAACCGAAGAGATAAACAAGATTGATGGTGTAGAGCCTTCTCAAATTGATTATGACTGTACGCTACTAGAGTGTCACGTTGATTTAGATTTAGAAGGATACGAAGAGGTTGGAGAAGATGGAGAACCTACGGGAATCAAGGTTCCCTACATCGTAACGATTTCAGAAGACAATGGTGAAGTTTTATCTATTAGACGCAATTATCGGGAAGAGGATGAGTTAAAGAAAAAAATTCAATACTTTACTCACTTTAAGTTTTTACCCGGTTTTGGTTTTTACGGCTTAGGACTTATTCACACTATTGGCGGTTTGTCACGGACGGCTACTGCCGCGTTGAGACAATTGATCGATGCGGGTACTTTGTCCAACCTGCCTGCTGGTTTTAAAGCCAGAGGACTTCGTATCCGAGACGACGATGATCCACTCCAGCCCGGTGAATTTAGAGATGTGGACGCTCCGGGCGGTGCCATCCGTGACTCCCTCATGCCTTTACCTTTTAAGGGTCCAGACCAGACATTGTTTCAACTGTTAGGTTTTGTGGTTCAAGCGGGTCAGCGGTTTGCTACGATTACTGATTTAAAAGTCGGTGATGGTAATCAAAGTGCGGCGGTAGGAACTACAATTGCGATGATGGAGCAAGGCTCTCGTGTGATGAGCGCAGTGCATAAACGTTTGCATTACGGCATGAGACAGGAGTTTAAGATTTTGTCTCGTGTGATGAGTGAAAGTTTACCGCAAGAATATCCATACGCTGTTCAAGGCGCAGATGCAAGTGTTATGCGCCAAGATTTTGATGATAGAGTGGATGTGATTCCGGTAAGTAACCCTAACGTATTCAGTCAGGCGCAACGTATTGTACTAGCGCAAACAAAACTACAATTGGCGGGTGCTGCACCGGAATTACACAACATGCACGAAGTTTATCGTGATATGTATGAGGCGTTGGGTGTTACGGATACCGATAGAATTATGAAATCGGTTCCTGAAGAAGAGCCTACTCCTATTGATCCAGCACAAGAAAATATTGATTCCTTAGATATGCTTCCTTTGAAAGCCTTTGAGGGTCAGAATCATCAATCTCACATTATGGCGCACTTGGTTTTCGGCTCTAGTCCAATGGTTGGATCATTGCCTCCGGTAGCCATGGCTTTACAAAAACATGTGATGGAGCATGTAAAGATTGCAGCACAAGAACAGGCAATTACCGCTTATTCTCAGCAAAGAGCTCAATCGGGACAAGAAGTTTCTCCTGAAGAAGAAATGCTTCAAATGGAGCAATTGGTAGCTCAGTTTGTTGCAGAGGGTATGCAGCAAGTTAAACAGTTGTCTGGTCAGTTATCTGGAGCAGGTCAGCCTGATCCGTTAGTCAAGCTGAAAGAAACTGAATTACAGCTCAAAGCTCAGGCGGAACAGAACGATGCTCAGTTAGATGCTCAGAAGCTTCAGTTAGATGCGCAAGCTCTTCAGGCTCGAAAAGATCAGTTCCAGCAACGGCTTCAATCACAAGAATCTCAAACTGCTGCTAGAATACAATCTGCTATGGAGCGTGAATTACTTAAACAAAGGTCACAGTAATGGAAAGTTTTATGGATTTTTGGCCGGTGATATCCGGTCTTATCGCTGTGGCTGCAATAGGTGTAGCTTTTAGAGCTGAAATTACAGTTAGGGTTAAAGTATTAGAAGACAAAGTAAAAACTCTTTTTGATATTATTAATCGTATGAAATGAAAAATTTTGATTTATCTAAAGCGCTGGCTAGTTTAGTTCCAGTTCTACTGGCGGCGATGTGGTGGGTCATTAGTTCTATTGGTGAAATAACCTCGGATATTCAATTGATTCGTGCCAATCAAATGCAGTTAATTAGCCCCCAAGGGGTGATTGTTCCAAGTCCGGGAAATGCCTTTGCTAGACAAGAGCTAAAAGAAGAAATGTTAGAGCACATTCATGACCTTAAAGTTAGGGTTAAGCTATTAGAAGAAAGAGGTAAATAATTATGATGAGCAGCAGTCTTAAACAAATGATTCCCCAAATGGTAGCAAGTGGGCAATTTAAAAAAGTAGATACTCCGGCTCCGGCCCCTGGAGGAGGAATGTCTCCTATGGTTCAACCTCAAGTTATGGAGGTAGGACCTATGCAGCGCTCTGGAATAGCTGTTCCAACTCCAGGAGGAGCTCCGGCTGTTGTACAAGGGGGTGGTTTTAACTCCGGTATAATGTCTATATTGGCTGATCCGGCTATACGAGAAAGACTTAATCTGTCTACTCCCACACCAAACGTTGAACCGGTAGCTCAGGAACCTGTTACAGAAGCTCCTGTTCAAAATACCGTTGCTCAACAATTTTTGAGTAGCCCGGAGTATCGAAACGCTTACAGTAGTTATTTAAACAGACTTTCTAATCCACAACCAGTTATTAGCCCGTATCAAGCTTTTGTTGATGCCCGGATGGAAAGAGAGCAGTCTGGAAACAGATCTTACGTTAATCCTTTTAGGAGATCAGCATGAAATCAAAAGTAAAGTTTATGGGTTCTGCCCCATCTAATCCACCAAAAGCAGTAGAGTATGCCGACATTAAAGATCAAGGTCGTATTCCTTATGGAAAAACTGCGGATGCACCTATGGCTGGAGACACTGTAAAACGTATGACTATGCGTGGAGCGGGAGCCGCGATCAAAGGTACAAAATTTAACGGTTGTTAATTTGCCTAGTAGGAGGCGGATATGATATCAAGATTATTAGAAAAGGTAATTGAAAGCACTTTAGGGGTTTTAATCTGGTTAGCTGATTCAATACAAGATTTAGTTATTTGGGTGTACACCAAAATTAAAAACATCTTTATTTGGGTTTTAGCAAAGCTAGGTATTGATGTATGTAAGTGTGATAAATAAGGAAATACTATGGCCCTACTTAACGCACTCATTGGCCCGGTTACAGGGCTTTTAGACAAGTTTGTTGAAGATAAAGATCAGAAAGCAGCGTTAGCACATGAAATTTCTACGATGGCAGATAGGCATGCACAGGAACTTGCCCTTGCACAAGTTGAAGTTAACAAAGCTGAAGCAGCTAGTAATTCAGTTTGGAAAGGTGGTTGGAGACCATTTGTGGGTTGGGTGTGCGGTGCTGCCTTTGCTTATCATTTTGTGCTCCAGCCTCTGGCTATTTTTGGTCTCGCTGCCTATGGTATGGAAGTACCTCCTCTACCTAATTTCGACATGGGTCAATTAATGACTGTGCTTATGGGTATGCTAGGATTGGGTGGACTTCGTAGTTTTGAAAAATACAAACATGTGGCGAAATAATGGCACGACTTAAGCTAGACGCACCTATTAGAACCAAGATAAAAAAGAAGACTTCTATAGGAAGCTCGGTAAACTCTAGGCCTAGAAGTAAAAACGATAAAAGAAGTTTTAAAAAGTATCGAGGGCAGGGACGATGAGTTTTAAGCTTTCGCAACGAAGTTTAGATCGATTAAAAGGATTAGATCAAGACTTAATAGATGTTGTCCAACGAGCAATAGACATAACCGAAATAGATTTCGGTGTTTCAGAAGGTTTAAGAACATTAGAACGCCAAAAAGAATTAGTAGAAAAAGGCGCTAGTCAAACTTTAAAAAGCAAACATTTAGGCGGAAAAGCCGTAGATTTGGTTGCTTATATAGGTCCTAGAGTTAGTTGGGAACTAAAAGTTTATGATGATATAGCAGACGCTATGCGTCAAGCCGCTAAAGAATTAGACGTGACACTTCGGTGGGGAGCCGCTTGGCATAAAAATCTAACCGATACCGATATGCCCTCGGAAGATTTGATGAACGAATATATTGATTTACGACGTTCACAGAACAGAAGACCCTTTATAGACGCCCCTCATTTCGAACTCGCATAAAAATTAGCCATTCCTATATAGGATATGCTAAGATAATCTACGATTTTATTAGACTATATGCGAGGAGAGATGGATGAGATATATGTAGCGGAAGCTGTTTTTAGAATTATTCGGGAACGTCGTTCAGGTATTGTGGATTTATTGCAATACGGAAACGTTAAATCAATGGAGCACTATCGTGAGCTTATGGGAAACATAGATTCCTTAAATCACGTAGAACAGGAACTCAAGGGCCTGCTAGAAAAACAGGAGCAATCTGATGACTGAAGAAGTAAAGAAAGAAAAAAAACCTAATTTAGCCGAGGCTTATGTAGATAAACCAGTGCTAAATCCAGAATTAATTACCGGTTCTTTATTAGACCGCTTGCCTCAACCTACAGGATGGCGAGTATTAATTCTTCCTTACAAGGGTAAAGCTAAAACTGAAAGCGGTATATTTTTGCCGGATGAAGTTCAAGACAAAAAACAAATATCTACACAAGTAGGTTATGTTTTGAAACTAGGTCCATTAGCTTACAAAGATCAAGAAAAGTTTCCGTCTGGAGCTTGGTGCCAAGAAAAACAATGGGTTATGTTTGCTCGTTATGCTGGTTCTAGGTTTCAAATAGACGGGGGAGAGGTACGAATCCTTAACGACGATGAAATTTTAGCGTCCATTCTTGATCCCGAAGATATCCACCACTTATAAGGAATAAATGATGGCTGAAGCAGAAAATAATTATGAATCAGATAGCGAAACCGATACGGAAGTAGAGGTTTTGGAAACAGAAGAATCCTCTAAAGAAACACCGTTACAAGCTGAAAATGAAGACAGTGCGGAGGATCAGTTTAAAAAAGCAGAATCGGCTACGCAAAAGAGAATAGATCGCTTAACTAAAAAAATGCGAGAAGCGGAGCGTCGTGAAGAAGAGGCGATTAATTATGCGCGTCAAGTTCAGACAGAGGCGGAAAACATAAAACAACGTATGAATAAGCTAGACAATAGCTATGTGTCTGAGTTTTCTACAAGAGTTACCGCTCAAATGGATCAAGCTGAAAGCGAACTTAGTCGGGCTATGGAACTTGGAGACACTAAATCTGCGGTAGAAGCGCAACGTAAAATAACCGCGCTGGCCATACAAGCCGATAGGGCAGAACAGGCTAAAGCACAGCAAGCTCAGTATTTGGAGCAGGCTCAAAAACAAGCTCCACAGGCCGCGCAAGCTCAACAGTATCAACAACAGGCCGCGCCTAGAAGACCTGACCCTAAAGCAGAGGAATGGGCCACTAAAAACAAGTGGTTTGGCGAGGATCAAGCTATGACTTATGCTGTTTTTGGGTTACACAAGAAACTTATCGAAGATGAAAAGTTTGACCCACAAAGTGATGAGTACTATACTGAACTGGATCGACGAATGGCGGAAGAATTTCCGCATAAGTTGAAAGGCCAAAACAAGCGTCCCGCTCAGACGGTTGCATCAGCCTCAAGAACAGCCACAACTGGGCGCAGTGGGAGAAAGGTTCGACTCACCCCGAGCCAAGTCGCAATAGCGAAAAAATTGGGTGTGCCACTTGAAGAATACGCGAAATACGTGAAGGAGTAATAGAGATGACTGAACAAAACAAGATCGACAGAACCCCTCGCGCAACTAAAACTAGGGAGAAACAAGCTGTGCGTAAACCTTGGGCTCCCCCCTCTGTATTAGATGCACCGCCTGCACCTGACGGTTATACCCATCGTTGGCTCCGCGCCGAAACGCGAGGATTTGATGATACTAAAAACGTCAGTTCCAAACTAAGGGAAGGTTGGGAATTAGTTCGTAAGGACGAATATCCTGATTTTGAAGGACCCGTAGTTGAATCAGGTAAGTATTCAGGTGTTTTTGGACAGGGTGGTTTAATTCTCGCAAGAATGCCATTAGAAACCGTACAAGAACGTACCGACCACTTCAAAAGAAGAAGTCAAGATCAGATTGATGCGGTAGACCATGACATGATGCGAGAGAATTCACATTCGACTATGACGATTAATAAACCTGATCGTCAATCTCGTGTAACTTTTGGTGGTCCTAAAAAATAATATAGGACTGCTCTTTTAGGAGAAAAATATCATGGCAAATGCAACAACCGCCTATGGTCTTCGTCCTATTGGGCTCGTTGGAAGTGGTGCTAATTCAACCGGTGTAACCGAGTATGAAATTGCTTCTAACAACACTAATGCTATTTTTCAGTATTCTATCTGTGTGCCTCTTGCCGCAGGTGTTATTGATCAAGCTGGTGCCACAAGTGGTGGAACCACACAAGCATTGGGTGTCCTTATGGGCGTTCAGTACCAAGACTCCGTACAGAAAAAACCTGTATGGTTAAACTACTGGCCTGGTTCGGCCTCTGTTAGCGTTGACACTAACTATCCAGTTAAGGCCTTCGTAGCAGATAACCCTAACCAACTTTTCAAGGTAGCTTCAGACGCTTCGCTAACAGACCGTGCAACGGCTCTTGCAGCGGTGTTTGCTAACGCTTCTCTTGGAACCTCCGCACGAACTGGAAGCACCGATACAGGTGTTGCTAGTGGTGCTCTTAGCGTGTCTTCAATTGCGACAACAGCGACTTTACCACTTCGAATCGTCGGTATTATGGATGATGAAGCAAACAGCGATTATACCGCTGCTGGTATTCCGTTGATGGTTAGATTAAATGCACATTTCAACGCCGGAACCCGTAGGTTTGATTCACAAACCACTGCGGATTCTACCGGTATTTAAGGAGGGTTAAACTATGGCTATTTCTCGCGCACAACTGGCGAAAGAGCTAGAACCCGGCCTTAATGCCTTGTTCGGGCTCGAATACAACCGTTACGAAAATGAGCATTCTGAAATCTTTGAAGAAGAGTCTTCGGACAGAGCTTTTGAAGAAGAAGTAATGCTTGCTGGTTTTTCTACAGCACCTGTCAAAGGCGAGGGTACATCCATCAGCTTTGACGATGCTCAAGAAACATTTACAGCTCGTTACACACATGAAACCATCGCGCTTGCTTTCTCGATTACAGAAGAGGCTGTTGAAGACAACCTTTATGATCGACTTGCTTCGCGATACACCAAGGCCCTTGCACGTTCAATGGCTCAGACAAAACAAATCAAGGCAGCTTCTATATTGAACAATGCGTTCAATACAGCTAACCCTGTAGGTGACGGTGCAGCTCTTTGCTCTAGCGCTCACCCTAGTTTGTCTGGTAACCAACGTAACGTATTGTCTGTAGCAGCTGACCTCAACGAGACATCTCTTGAGCAAATGCTTATTGACATTGCAGGTCTTACCGATGAGCGTGGTCTAAAGATCGCTGTTCGTGGTACAAAGTTAATTATCCCTAAAGAACTGCAATTCATCGCAGAGCGGGTTATTAACTCAAACCTACGTTCAGGAACTGCTGACAACGACAACAACGCCATGAAGAACATGGGAATGCTTCCTGAAGGTGCAGTGGTAAACCACTTCCTAACGGATACAGACGCTTTCTTCATTAAGACAGACGCACCTAACGGCTTCAAATACTTTAACCGTTCGCCAATCAAAACGGCAATGGAAGGAGACTTTGATACCGGTAACATGCGATTCAAAGCACGAGAGCGTTACAGCTTTGGTGTTTCTGACTGGCGAGCTGTTTTCGGTACTCCAGGTGCATAACTTCTTGTAAAATAAGACAAAATTTTATTTTGTAAGATTTAGGAAGGGATAGGTAAAACTATCCCTTTCTTTTTGTTTAAATTTTTTGTATGCTATAGGTAACCTGACAGTTCGCATGGTGCGACTGACATTTGCCAAGACAGGAGATAAAAATGGCTACTACTACTTTTTCGGGTCCGATTAAGGCTGGATCTGTTCGCGAAGGCGCATCTGCTAACGTAGGTTTCGTAAAAATGGCTCAAACTGGTTCCTGGACTCAGTCCACCACGGCCGCTGACACTGGTATTACAATTCCAGCCAATAGTCAAATCACTGAAATTATCGTTAACATTACCACTGCTACAGATGCGGCTAACATCAGCATGGGAACAAACGATACTTCAACAAACTTGTTTACAGGTTTGGCTGCGGGTACTGCTGCCAACGTTTTCAAGTACGGTTCTACAGGCACAATTGCGGACACAGACGTTTGGGCTGATATTGGAACTTCAGATGTAGACATTTACATTGACTTTTCTGCAGGCACTTCTGGTGCGGGTTTTGTCACTGTTGAATACGTTCAGGCTATTAACAACGCTTAATAGGGGGTTTAAATGGCTGGTTCGGACGTAAAAGCAATACGCTTAGAGGATACCGGTTCAGCCGGTGTTGGTCCTGCACGAATTCGTCAGGTTCAGGTAAAAACAACAACAGGAAGTCCTCGTCTTACCCTTAGTGATGGTAATGGCGGGGCTACGGTGTTGGATATGGACTTAGACGCATCGGACACTCATTCCGTAAATATCCCTGACGAGGGCATTAGGGTAAGTGACATATTTGTTGCTACTTTTACCGCTTGCACGTCGATTACGGTTTTTTATAGTTAATTAGGGGATCTAGGTGGCTCGTGAAATTAGTTCCATATCAAGAGTTGGTACTAGTGAGCCGTTTGAGCTTCAGGTCGCCCGTGGTCAAATTTCTTACCATAAGACTATATTTAAGTTTGGTTTTAATGGTGACGTAGATAATCTTTTAGAAACAATATGGGCTGAGGGGGGTTTGTACAGTTATCTTTCGGCAGCGTCTGTTTTAAAAGTTTCAAGTTCTTCAACGGCGGATACTTCTGCGGGTACGGGGGCTAGAACAGTTGAATTATACGGACTAGATGCTGATTACAACGAAATTAATGAAGTTATTACTCTTAACGGTCAAACCTCGGTAGACACAACTCAAGAGTTCTTACGTATAAATAGAATGCTTATTCGTTCTGCGGGAAGTGGCGGCACAAATGCCGGAGTTGTTTACGCAGGAACTGGCACTGTTACTACTGGTGTTCCAGCAAATAAATACGCAACAGTTGCGATTGGAGACGGTCAAAGTTTAATGGCTTTGTGGACGGTTCCTTTAGGCTATACTGCATATGCTTATCAAACAGACATTACCGTAGCAACCACTCAAAACAACAAGTACGCAACCATACACTTTGTAGCCCGACCATTTGGGGAGGTGTTTCAGGTTAAAGACAAATTTGTAAAATCTGAAAGCAGTAACAATCAAGAGTATAGGATTCCTTTAAAGTTTGAGGAAAAAACCGATCTTGAATTTAGAGCTATTGGTGATAGTGCTGGTGCGGATATAGCTATTGGGGCTGGCGTAGATATTATTTACATTAAAAACGGAGAGACTTTGTAATGCCTTCCGCTAAAAATGTTAAACGTTTACCTTCGGGTCGTATTAGTTACCGAGGAGAGACTTTTGCCGGTTTTAACAAACCTAAAAAAACCCCTAATGGCCCAAAAAAATCCGCGGTATTAGCCAAAAAAGGAGACCAAGTCAAATTGATTCGTTTTGGTGACCCCAACATGTCGATTAAAAAAGACCAACCTGCTCGTAGAAAGAGTTTTAGGGCGCGTCATAAATGTGACACCGCTAAAGATAAATTTTCCGCAAGATTTTGGTCTTGTAAAGCGTGGTGATTGAAATGACTAAATTAACTCCAGAAGAAGTATTAAGTAAATTAGCTCACCATGAAATGAAGTGTGAGCTTCGTTATAAAAACATTGAAGAACGGTTAGATTCGCAAAAAGAAGATTTAAAAGGTCTCAGCAATAAACTTTGGTTTTTAGTCGTTTTAATTATTGTAACTCCGATGGTACACCGTTTGTGGGGTTAGTATGGGCTCTAGAGTAAAAACAGGCCCCAAACCTTCTCCTTGCGAAGTCACGTACTATAGAAAAGGTGGTGCGGTTTCTAGCAAGTCAAAAGGAAGTAAAATTTGTCCCGAAGGTAAAGCTTGGGCAAAAAGAACTTTTGATACTTATCCTAGCGCTTACGCTAATTTAGCTGCTTCAAAGTACTGTAAAGACCCTAATTACGCTAAGAAGTCTAAAGGCGGAAAGCGAAAGGGCAAGTAATGGGTAAGTTGCAAGATTGGGTAGATGAGGAATGGGTCCGCATAGATAGCTCAGGTAACATTGCGGGAGCTTGTGGTACGTCAAAAAACAAGAAAAACCCCGATCGCTGTTTGCCTAAAGCAAAGGCTCAAAGTTTAAGTAAATCGCAAAGAGCTTCAACGGCTCGTAAAAAGAAACGAGAAGGCGCTAAAGGGAAACAAGTTGTTTCTAACACCGAAAGTGCTAAAGTTAGAAAAATGGAAAACGGTGGGGTTGTAGCTATAGGTTGCGGCAAAATTTTGCCGGACCGAAGAAAATACACTACGGGCGCAGTTTCTAAAAGATCATGACTTTTTTTATAGGAGATCCTGTAGAAAAAACAGTGGTAGATGAAATTAGGTCTTGGTCTAAAAAGATACTAGAAAAACCTAATAAATTTTTTAATAATTTAGCCCCGTGTCCTTTTGCTAGGGGAGCTTGGTTAGATGATAAAGTAGATTTTTTGTTTAAAAACGAAGACAGCTATCAAGCTTTATACACGGCTCTGTCGCAATGGGAAGATACTAAGGATTTAGCCATATTGGTTGATTTTACGTTTGACGAAGACCCCGATAAGTTTTATGGCTTTTTAGATGAGGTAAACACTGCAATTTCAAAAGGGTTTTTTATAGACAGAAATATGTGGGTTATGGGATTTCATCCTTATGATGAAGCTCCAGAGTTTTCGGAAGAGGCGGATTTTGAACCTTTGACGGACGTAAACTACGCTATGGTTTTTGTTCAAAGACTGTCTAAATTGCAGGAGTCTGCATACAAAATTAAGAAAAACGGGTATTATGATAATTATGATGAGGAGTATAATGCTTCTTATATTTTCAACCGTAGAGAAGAACTTTACAGGAGATTAAAAAATGGCAATGGCCCCTAAAAAAATGCGCGGTGGCGGCATGGTTAAAAAAATGCGTGGTGGCGGCATGGTTAAGAAAATGAAAAATGGCGGAGAAGTTGGTAAAAAAATGTCTGTTGCAGAACTTCGTAAAAAAGCCAAAGAACAAGGGTACAAATTAGTTAAGGCAACTTAATTATGGCTACTTCAGGAAGCAAAGACTTTGAGTTAGATGTAGCAGATTACATCGAAGAGGCTTTTGAGCGTTGTGGCTTAGAGGTCAGGACGGGTTACGACCTAAAAACGGCTAAACGTTCGCTTAATCTTATGCTTGCTGATTGGGCTAATCGTGGTTTAAACCAATGGACTATAGCACAACGGTCTTTGACATTAACCGCAAATGATGGCGAGTATAATTTAGGCACCGATGTAATTGATGTGTTAGGTGTAGTTATTCGGGTGTCTAACACCGATTACTCGTTAGAACGTTTAAGTCGAGACGACTATCTTACCATACCAACAAAAACCACTTCTGGTCGCCCTAATCAATTCTTTTTGGATAGGCAGCTTACGCCAAATTTAAAGGTATGGCCTGTTCCAGACAGTAGCACTACCTACACCGTGTATTATGATGCGCTAACCAGAATGGATGACGCGGATACCTTTACTAACACAATGGACTTGCCTTTTCGGTTTTATCCTTGTTTAGCGGCAGGGCTTGCTTACTATTTGTCTTTAAAAAAGAGCCCACAAAGAACACAGATGCTGAAAGCTATCTATGAAGAAGAGTTTCAACGTGCCGCAGAAGAAGATCGAGATAGGGCTTCTTTTAATGTTGCACCTAAGTTTAGTTATTACAGGTCGGGATAATGGCTAAGTTTGCATCAGGAAAAGACTCTTACGCAATTTGTGACAGATCCGGTTTACGGTATCCTTACAAAGTAATGCGTAAAGAATGGAATGGCTTGCGTGTTGGCCCGGATCAATATGAGCCCAAACATCCACAGCTAGGTCCTTTTAGGAAGGTAGTCGATCCGCAAGCTTTGCAAAATGCACGACCGGACCGCACGGAACCTATGGATGTTTATGTAGGCGTTCCCACTGTTGAAGATGAAAATTTAAGACCAGCTACCGGTTTTGGTCAAGTTGGTTTGGTTACGGTGACGACATCATGAGTTTTACATATGCACAATTAAAAACGGCTATTCAAGATTACACAGAAAACGATGAAACATCGTTTGTAAATAATCTGTCCATTTTTATTCAACAAGCGGAAGAACGCATTTTAAAAAACGTTCAACTTAGCCTATTTAGAAAAAATGTGAGTGGAACTATGACGGCTTCCAATAAATATTTGGCGGCGCCTAGTGATTTTTTAGCTCCTTTTTCGTTGTCTTTTGTTGATGCTAACAGTGAACATCAATTCTTAGAATTTAAGGATGCTGATTTTATTCAGTCTTTTAACCCAAACGGGGCTACCGAAGGAAACCCTAGATATTATGCTGTTTTTGATTTAACTAATTTTATTCTAGGTCCAACGCCAAATGCAGCAAGGGTTGTTGAATTACACTATTTTTATCGCCCCGCTAGTTTAACAGCGGGAGCCGACAGTGGCACTACATGGTTAAGTGAAAATGCTCAAATAGCCATGCTTTATGGAAGCTTGCTAGAAGCGTATACTTATATGAAAGGTGAGCAAGATTTAGTAGCTTTGTATGAAAAACGTTTTGGTGAAGCTTTAGTTGGGATGAAAATGTTGGGTGAAGCTAAAGAAGTTACCGATGAATATAGGGTTGGTAAGGTTATTAGGGCTAAACAATGAGTATTCCTGCATTAGATTTAAATGTTACACCTACTTTTACTGTTGATGTAAAAACTACAAGCAACCGTGGTTTTACTCCTGAAGAAGTAGCTGAACGCTGTGCAGAAAAAATTATATCTATTTCTGATACGGCAAATCCTGTAATACGGGACCAAGCAAGAGCTTTTAAGAAGCATTTAATTAAAGTCCTATCTTTTTACATGAGAGAAGCTATTAAAAGTGATAGAACCACTATTTATAACGCTTTGTCTGATGCAGGACATCAAGATTTAGCTGAATTAACAAGGAGAATTTAACATGGCTTTTTCAGGTAACTTCATGTGTACTTCCTTTAAAAAGGAATTGATGTTTGGAGCACATGACTTCGCAAACGGAGCAGACACGTTCAAGATGGCACTTTACACGTCTTCTGCTACTTTAAATGCGTCTACAACAGCGTATACCGCAAGTAATGAGACGAGTGGAACGGGGTACACGGCAACGGGTCAAAATTTAACTAACGTTGATCCAACGACCAGTGGTACAACGGCTTTTACCGATTTCACAGACGAAACATGGAGTTCTTCTAGTATTACAGCTAGAGGCGCTTTAATTTATAATAGCACCCCCAACACAACTTCAATTTCTTTAACTAATCCAGCGGTTATTGTTCTTGACTTTGGTTCGGATAAAACTTCTACTACAGGAGATTTTACTGTAGTTTTTCCAACAGCCGATGCAAGTAATGCCATAATAAGGATTGCGTGATGGCTAACGCTGTTGTCTCTTTCATTGGCTGGAACAATTCAGCTACTGCTTGGGGCAGCGCAGGTTGGGGTCAAAATGCAGTACTACCCGGCTCCACCGCATCAGTAGGTTCCGTAACCGTTTCAGCTAACGCTGGCGCGAATGTTACAGGTCTTCAAGCACAAAGTGCTTTAGGCTCTGTAACGGTAATAGGTGAAGCAAATGTACCAACCACGGGGTTAGCGGCTACTTCGACAGTTGGAGCAGTAACAGTTAATGCCGCGTCTGTAGTCACTACAACAGGACTTTCCGCCACGTCTGTTGTAGGTTCAGTTACAGCGGGGGGCGGTACAGACATAGCTGTTACCGGATTATCCGCTACTGCCTCTGTGGGGAACGTCTTGGTTTGGGGAAATATTGTACCAAACCAAAATCCAAGTTATAGTACGGTACAACCGTCTCAATCCCCTAATTGGGAAAAAATAGCCGCATAAGGTGTAAAAAATGCCCAGTACATATACTACTAATAACGGTATTGAACTTATAGCCACCGGGGAACAATCGGGAACCTGGGGTGATACTACAAATACCAATTTAAGTCTTTTAGACACGTCTTTAGATGGACAAGTATCCATTACATTAGCCGCTACCGGATCTTCTGGATCGCCTAATCTTTTACCTATTAATAACGGAGCCGCCTCCAATGGTAGAAACCGTTTAGTTATTTTTGCGGATGGAGGAGACTTAGGAGGCACCGCTTTTGTTCAACTTACTCCTAACGATGCTGAAAAAATTATTTACATAAGAAATAGTTTATCTGGAAGCCGAAGCATTTTAGTTTTTCAAGGAACGTATAATGCGTCAAACGATTACGAGGTCCCTGCCGGAACCACTGCAGTGGTTTATTTCGATGGCGGCGGCACTGGTGCTGTTGCCGCTAATGTGTTTAACAATGCTTATTTTGATAGCCTTCGTCTCGGTTCTGTCTCAGTTACAGCAATTCTTGATGAAGATAATATGTCTTCCGATAGTGCTACTGCGTTGGCTACGCAACAATCTATTAAGGCGTATGTAGATACTCAAATTACTGGAGAAGATTTAGATTTTGCAGGGGACAGTGGAACAGGCGCTGTAGATTTAGATAGCCAGACATTTACCGTTGCGGGGACTGCTAATGAAATAGAAACAGCGGCTAGTGGTCAAACATTGACCGTAGGTTTACCTAATGCGGTGACTATTGCAACGTTAACACTAACAAATGATTTAGCCGTGTCTCACGGCGGGACAGGGTCCTCTAATGCCTCTGACGCTAGGACAGCCCTTGGGTTAGCCATTGGGTCTGATGTAGAGGCATTTGACGCGGATATACTGAAAGCTGACACAGCAGACACACTTACAGCACCGTTCAGAGGCACAGTTACTGCTGACAACG